ACACCTGGCCGATCACTCGCGGGGTACGCGATGGAGACGCCGTACGGCGCGCCACCTCCTGCTGCATCCGCGACGGCGGCCCGCCCGGCTTTGGCAGCGGCTTGACGTTCCGCATCGACTCCAGCGCGCCCACGCCCGCCCCGTGCTTGACGAGCGCCGGATCTTCCTCGTGCAGCGGCGCGTACTTCGGGGCCGGCGCCAGCGCCGCCAAGGCCCGCTCTCGGGCCCCCACGGCCTCTTTGGCGGCCCGCGGCACCCGGCGCACGGCCGGCGCCGCCGGCCGCGCCGGGCCCTGTACCGGCTGTCGGCCCAGGCCCGTCACCACCGACGCGTCGTGCGAGGCCAGCACCCGCTCCGCCTTGGCGCCGCGGCCGATCCGCGGGCGGCCCGACCCGGGCGCCTCGCCGCGCGACGGCATGCCAGGCGCGTGCGTGCCCGCCCGCAGCGACTCCTCGGCGTGCCGGAACTTCTCCGCCGCCGCCTTCACCCACTCCGGGGAGCCCTTCCTGGCGAACCGGCCGCGCGTGTCGCGCGGGTGCTGCCACTCCCGGAAGATCCGCTTCGTGCGCGCCATCGCCCCTACCCCCTCGTCCGCGCGATCCGCGCGCCGGCCTCGTCCATCCAACCGCTGACCCCCGTGCCGCGGGGCGTGCGCCGTACCTTCGCTTTCGGCTGCTCCTGCCGGGTCCGGGGCTGCATCCGCTTCATGTGCGCCACGAACGCTTCCGGCGTGTCGTCGCTGTAGCCCAGGCGGGCGCCGACGACCTGACCGCGACGGCGGGCCTCCCGATGGTCCAGCTCCTCCGGGCTGCCGTACGCACCTTCCCGACGCCTGGCCTTCAGGCTCTCCTGACGCAGCTGCGTCCGGTGCTTCGGAGGGGTCACCCCCGTCACCCGGACACCTGCGTCATTCAGGTAGCGGGGCTCGTGCCGCGTCCCCGGGCGGGCCGGGTCGATCCACAGGCCGCCCGCGAGCGGATGCGACGACGGCGTCCACAGATCGGCGTCCTCGCCACCCACCCTGCCGACGCCGCGCGGATGGTCGCCGACCCGCCGGTACCCCTTCGTCAGCGACACCGGCGGCATGGCCGACGCCACCCGGTGCGCCCAAGTCGCCATCGACTTGTGCGCGAACTCGCCGTCACCGGCGCGGGGGTGCAGCTCCTCACGCCACGTCATCACTGACCACCGCCCGCGGTGGTGGCCTTCTTGACCGCCTTGACCGCCTTCGGCGCCTGCTTCGCGGTGCGCCTGGTGGCCGGGGCGCCGGCGGCCGCCTTCTTCGCCGTCGTCCGGGCCGGGTTCGCGGTCTGCTTCGCCGGGCCGCTACGCTGGGCGGGCCCCCGGGCAGCCCTGGCCGCGCCACTACCCTGGCCGTTGCTCCGGCTCCCGCCAGCCATCTTGGCCCCGCCGTTGCCGCCCGGGGCGCCCCCAGTCAGGGCGCCGAGCATGCCGCCCGGCGGCAGCGTCGGCGGCGGCTCCCGGAACGTCGGCTCAGGCAGCGCGTCGGCCGTGTCGGGCTCGGCGTCGGCGGTGCCCTCCATGATGTTGCCGAGCAGCCGCGCAATCACCGCCTGCGTGGTGTTGTCGGGCACGATGCCGGCCGTCACGCCCGGGGCGACACCGGTCACGGCGGTGGCCACCTGGGTCAGCAGCGCGATCCGCTGCGGCAGGCTCAGCCCGTCCTGACGCTTCATCCACGAGTCGACGAGGTCGTCAGGATAGCCGGCCTCGTTGAGCAGCACCTCGGACGGTACGCCCAGGTCACCCTTGGCCTTGAGGACGTTGAGGCCGTTGAGGTCGTTGACCGGGGCGACCGGCACCCAGCGCACATCGACGGCGACGCCCTCGACGCCCATCATGCGCAGCGCCAGCTCGTAGGCGTCCTGCCACTCCGGGTCGGCCCGGTCCTGCCGGTCCTTCACCTTCGTGTAGTAGCTGCCGTTCGCCTCCCGGAACGCCTCCCCGGACGGCATGTCGCCGCTGGACTTCGTGAACTTGTAGGCGGGCACGTCAGTCAGCTCGGACATGCTTTTGATGAAGCGGTCCAGGGGCTTCATGAACACGTCGGGGTCGGCCGCGGAGTACTGGCCGGTGCTCTTGCCGTACATGCGCCAGATGCTGGCCGGGTCGGACTTCAGTCCGGAGGTGCCCAGCTGGGTTTCCGGGTCGTCGTCCTCATCCTCGGGATGGTCGGGGTCGATGTCGTTGAGCAGCGGGTCGTCGATCTTGGGGTCGACCATGAGGTAGCGCTGCGGGAAGCCCATGTACTCGGCGGTCCCAGCGAACATCCACACCAGCTTGTTGATCAGCTTCTGGGGGCCGTAGGCAGCCTCGTGCTCCGGGCGGCCGCACGGCACGTCGTTGCGGAAGTGCTTCCAGGTCAGCCCGAACGGGCTCACGATGTCATCCTTGGCGAGAGGCTCGCCCGGGTCGCCGAACTCGTCGGCGGCCACCTGCTCCAGGTCGTCGGGCTCAACGTCCTCGATCTGGTGGACCCGCACCCATGAGGCGGGGATGTTCGGCTTGGCGCCGCGCTGCGTCACCCAGCGCTCGATCCGGCCGGCGCCCTGGGTGATGACGCCGTCGGCGTCGATCTGCTGCGGCCCCGGGTAGTAGAGGTTTGCCCGGATGACCGGCTGGCGCGGCTGGCCGGCGCCCTGGTCATCGTCGGGGTACTCGCTCGGCGTCTCCCACGACTTGATCACGTAGTTGACGCGCAGCGGGTCCTCCTCGTCATAGACGAAGGCGACGGTATGGCCGTCGTTGACCCGGAAGTCGACGCTGACGATGTCGCCGCCGTCGGTGGTGACCGGCCACAGGAACAGGTACGCCTCGCCGTGCTTGCAGAACGTCTTGTGTAGGTGCTTCTCGTACACGTCGAGGCGGTTGTTGCGCCGGATCGTCTTGATCGCCTTCTCGGCGCGCTTCATCGTCTTCGGGTCGGCGCTGGCCTCGCCCTCTTCGTCGTCGTCCTCGTCGACGAGCGGGGCGACCTTGACCGCGGCGATCTGCATCGGCTCGGCGATCGCGTCGACCGGAATCCGCGCGTAGTTGAAGTCCTCGATCTCCATGTCGGTGACGCCCTGCTTGTTGAGCAGCTTGCGCACCTGCTGGGAGGCGTACACCATGCCGACGTCGCCGTCGTACATCTCGTCGGCCAGGGTAAGCTTCACCCGCTGGTTTTCGAGGATCTTGAGGCCTTCGACGATGTCGCGGCGGGACTGCCGGTCACGCTCGGCCTCCTGCGGCCGGGCGAGCCGACGAATAAACGGGTCATCAGCGAACTCGCTGCGCGGGCCCTGCTGACCACCGCGGGGCGCAGCCGCGCGCGTGCCGGTGCCGGGCATGGCGTGGGCCGGGGTGTTGGTGCGCGGCTTTGCGGCGCTCGCAACCGACATTTTCACTCCCCGGGGCTTGACGTATGGTGCGCCCAAAGAGTACCGGCCGGAAGATCGCCACGTACAGGTGTGCGAACGCGGAAAAGCCCCCGCCGGAGCGGGGGCCGTGACGCGGCGCGGGTCGCCTGGGTGTCGGCTCATCATGGGCCGCGTCGTCCGCAGTCTATTCCTCGTCGGACCCGTCATAATCGTAGTCGTCGAAGTCGTCGGGGTCGGGGCCCTCGTCATAGCCGGGGTAGTCCCAGCCGACCGGCTCGCCGGCCTCGTTGTAGTCAATGCTGGCGCCTGCTCCAGGGAACATGATCACTCCTTCGTGGTGGTGACTGCGTGCGCGAGGGCATCCTGGCCGCAGCGGGGGCACCTCTGAATCTCGGCGACCCAGGGGCGACCGCAGGTGACCGTCTTGTAGGCGGGCAGCGGCGCGCGGTTCGGCTCGTCGAGCAGCTTGCGGCAGGCGGGGCAGTTGATCGCGGCGTCGTTGATGCTCGCCACGGCCCCGTGGGGGTTGTGGGCCCGGGTGGAGAGGCCGCACGCGGCAACCCGGTCCACGGAGCCACCCAGGTGGACAAGCGGGCGCCAGTCCGGATTGCGCACGGCGCCCGCGGTCAAACCGGTGTCCTCGCTGTCGCGGATCTCTTCGGGGGTCAACTGCTCGCTCATGCGTCTAAGCTAGCAAGCTGTCACACGATATGTCAACTCTTCCAGCCCGCGGCGGTGCACGCGTCGATGACGGTCCGGTACTTGACGTCCAGGTCGTGGCGGCGTTCCACGCTGATCGCGCCTTTGGCACTGCCGTTCAGCGCCTCGCCTACGTAGTAGCGGCGGGCCGCCTCACTCAGCGCGTACGGGATGCCCGTCGCCTCCCGCAATACCGTCACGTTACCCTCGGCGCCGGGCGTCAGCAGCACCTCGTGCGGGCGGGCCTCGAAGAAGTCACACAACGCCTTGACGTGCTGCGTGTCCGTCGTCGGCGACACGCGGGGGAGCTGGTCGGGCTGCTCGTGGGGAACGGAGCACCCGGTGGTCAGCAGTAGGGCAAGCGCAGCTAGGACCGTCATGGTTCGTCTCATGGCGGCATCCTAGCAGACCGTCACGCGGTGTGACGGTTACCGCTTCCTGCGGAGGCCGGATACAACGATCCCCGGGTACCGGCGCTTCACCGCCCGGCGGATCTGGGCGCGCTCCTTCGGCGTGGCATGCTGCGACGCGCGGGCCAGGGCGTTGCGGGCCCGGCGGGGCGTGTCCAGGGGGTACTTGCGCTTGCCCGGCAGCCCGAACTTCGAGCGGGGCAGCGCGCGACGGCGCTTGGCCGTCATCTTCGGTGAACGGCGAGCCATACCGCCAGGCTACGCTCGGCGGCATGTGGTGGGAATTGGAAGGAAACGACGGGTTCGTCAACGCCGAGCAGATTGACGGCCTGCTCACGATCCAAGACGGTGGGGCATGGAAGCTTCGGCCAACGCCTGGCTTCACGTCCAGCCTGAAGGGCACTTACGCCAGCGAGGCGGACGCCCAGGATCAGGCGCGCAAGCTGGTCCAGGGCGTCGACCCTAGCTCGATCGTCTGACCTTCGCGTCGCCGAGCAGTGGGGACCCGGACGTGTTCCGACCGTGCGCATGCCACGTCCAGGTGCGTTCCGGCCAATGCGCGAACCGGGCCCCCACGTCGAGCAGGCGCAGCCACGTTCCCCAGTCCTCGCACTGCGCCGGCGGCGCCAGAGTGAGATCGGGCCGGAAACCGCCGACGTTGAGCAGCAGCTGCCGCCGGACGAGCACGGTCATCGGGATGTAGTTGCTCCGGCGCAGCGCAGCCTCGTCGAACGCCCGGCCGAAACGCTCCGGCCACGGATCGGGCCAGCCGATCCGGGTAAACCACGGGTACACCAGGTCGTAGCCGGTGCGCGCGGCGTGGTCGGCGAGCCGCTGCACATGGAACGGCTCCAGCTCGTCATCGGAATCAAGGAACGCCACCCACTCCCCCGCGGCGCGGGCCAGGCCGGCGTTGCGGGTGGCTGCCGCGCCCTCCCCGTCGGCGTCGAGCTGCAGCAGGGCGCGCGCCGGCACCGTCTGCGCCTCGACGCTGGCCACCGCGCGGGCCAGCATGCCGTTTTCCGCGCGGGCCTGGTGATAGGGGAGGATCACGTCGATCGGGGTTCGCACGGCCACCTCAGCCCGGGTTGATCGTTCTGTCCTTGCGGGCCAGCCGCGGCGTCAGCAGCCGCAGCACGCCGGAGAACACGGCATCCATGACGTCGTCGTGCGGCACCCGCGGCCACGCCAGGGCCTGATCCTCCAGCTGGGGCATCGGGCCGGAGAACGTCACCCGGCGCCGCTGCTGCAGATCGAGGGCGCGCGCGAACTTGACCTCCTTGCCCTCCTTCGCCCCGTACGTGACCAGGCGCACCGGCAGGTCGTCGAGCACGTCGACCCACAGGTCTCCGCCTTGATTTGACTCGACCACCACCGCGATGACCTCGGGGTGCAGCGCCAGGAAGTCGACGATGTGCGTCCGCAGCCGCTTCCCGGTGAGGCCCACCCCCCAGGCCTTCTCCACGTGGACCCGTGACAGGCGGGTGGCGGTGCCCTTCTCCAGGGCCTCGGCCGCCTCGTGGGCGAGCAGCCGGCCGAAGCGCGGCTGCCCGTGCTCGTCCTCGCCGTCGACCAGTTCGGCCTTGCCCCACTTCTTCAGCTCCTCGGCGGTGACCTTCGTCGCCCGCGGCACGCCCGGGGCGTAGCCGAGCAGGGCCAGGCCGCACTCGTCGGAGCGCGTCTTCTGCGTCACCGGCGGGTCGACGAACAGGAACCACTTCGTGATGTTGGCCGGGCGGGCGTAGACGAAGTCATCGGCGTCCCAGTAGTCCCCCTGGCGGCCTTTAGGGTCGTTGTCATAGTTGAGCTTGAATGACCGGGTGTGCCGGATCTGGTTCAGGTAGTCCATCGACCACTTTGCCGGCCACACGCTGCGCTCGGTGCCGTCGGGCCGTCTGATGATCGGCCGCGTGTGGTACGTCTTGATCTTCTGCTCGTCGACCCAGGGCTCGACGTCCTCACCTTTCGCGTGCCGCACCAGTTCGTGGACGATCGACCCCGGCATCGTCACCGTGCCCACCACCACGACGCGCGCGAGTTCGTTCAGCGGCAGGATGGCGTTCTCCACGGTGGACAGCCGCTTGTCCCGCTGGAACGGGGAGTAGGTGGCCTCGGGCGGCTCGATGTCGTCGAAGATGAGCAGGTCGGGGCGGACCTCGCCCATCTTCATGCCGAGCGACGTACTGTCGATACCCTTCGCGACGAACGTGAAGCCCGTTTTCGTGTGCAGCATGTTCTGGTTGTCGGCCACGGTCCGCCCGGTATGACGGCGCGCCGGCGCGCAGAAGTCCTCGAAGTCGTGCCGGAGCAGCACGTTGTCGGCCTGCTCGGCCTTGAATGTGGCCAGGTGCAGTTCGGCCTGCGCGCCCGAGTCGGCGAACGCGGCCGCGAACCGGGCATGCAGGAACGCGCCGGCCCACATCGGCAGGATGAGAAACCACCACGTGGACTTGCCGCAGGCGCGCGGCGCCACGAACGCCTTGCGGTCTTCACGCTGACCACGGGCGGGGCCGATCCAGCGCCGGGCGGCCCGCACCCACAGGAAGTGTGCGTCCGCGAAGCTGATCAGCCCGAGGGCGTCGCGCAGGTGTTTGCGCATGTACGTCCAGGCGAACAGCATCGGGTCGAGGCGGCAGAGGGCGCGCCGGCCGGCGGCGGTGCCCATGAGCACCGGGTCGAAGGTGGCCAACCAGCCGTCAAGGTCGAAGTTGGCGCCGGTGCACCGGGGGTCGTATGGGTCGATGCAGCGGGCCAGTTCGCCGTGCGCGTCGAGGCCCTCGGCGTCGGCGGCCGCGGCGAGCTGGTCGACGCTCGACACCGCGGGCGTGACGTCGTACCGGGCGGCGCGGCGGAAGTCCTCGTCCGGGGCGTGCAGCCACGCGAGGATCCGGACTCCCTCGTCGATGCCGGCCTGCCGGAGCGCGATGCCCTCGTCGAGGTCGGCGACGCCGAGCCACTCCGCGC